CGAACATCTGATTGCGACGGGTCTCGAACTCGTTGTACAGCGCAGAGTAGGCGAACGGGTTGTCCTCGATCACCAGATTGGCTGCCACGTAGTACGCCGCTGCGGTCTGTGCGTCCGGTGTGTTGTCCAGTTCGAAGTTGTCCGCCGGATCAACGGGCACCTCATAAGGATAGCGGTAATACGTCAGCTCCATGTCGCCGGCATCTTTCATGGGAATGATGAGCTTGTCCTGCCCCATCCACCGATAACCGTGGTACATGGTGAACTCACCCTTGCGCAGTACGGGAATGCCCCTGCCGCAAAGCTGCCAGAAGTCCGTAGGCATCTGGATCACATAGAAGCCTTCTCGCTCCTCAGCGGCCTCCCAGTCCAGCGGCATAGTGGCGTAGATCTTCCGGGTCGTGGTGGCCAGATAACGCTGCGCGTCGTCCAGCAGACCGGGGATGCGGTTGATGTAATCCGCCTGTGCATTGTAGGTCAGGGCGACCTCTGCGCCGGTGATGGTGTAGCGGTTGATCAGCTGCAGTACCTTGTTCTTAAAATCTCGATAAATCATGTTATCCCTCCTTCAGTTCGACAGGCCATGGAGTCGAACCATGTCGCTCTCCAGAGAGCCGGAGGCAAACTCTCCCATATGGTAGAGAGCGAACCACCTGCGGTGCCTGTCATAAAGAGCCCCCTCGCGGAGAGGGGGCTCGGGGGTTAGGAGTGTGTCGCCGATCAGGCCATGTTGATAGCGGCAGTGCCGATACCGACAGGCTTGTTCTCGGAGTCAACTTCGGCGACCATGATCAGGCTGTGGCCCTCAGTAGGAGTGATCTCCTCGGAGTTAGCAACAGCAGTCCAGTCGGCCAGAGCAGTGCCGTATGCGACAGCGGGAGCTGCCTCAGTGTTGGCGTAGGTCTTGTACACGAAGGTATGACCGGTCTCTGCCTCAGTGGGGATGATCACAACGGTCTTAGTGTTGGAGGTTGCGGAAGGAGCAGTCATAACAGCGATGTCCTTCAGAACTTCCTGAGAGCCATGATAGAAGATGGCATCGGACTTTTCGTTCAGCACGAAGCAGTCGTAGATGGCGCGGCCTTCAACCAGCCAGCCGTTGATGCCGGGAGGGTTGTCATGGATCTTGTAGTCTTCCAGCTGATTAGGAGCAGTGGCTGCCATGGGATGCACCAGCAGGAAAGCGCAGCCGGCGGGCAGACGGGAAGAGGGAACCTTCACGATCTTGGTGCCGTCGACTTCGCCGATGACGCCCTTGATCAGCATTTCCTGAGACTTGTCACCGTACTTCATGAAGGCGGTGTCCTGCTTCAGCAGGTTGGCGAACTTGTAGGAGCAGAAGCAAACACGGCCCTGATCGGGGACGTTCTTGTTGCCCAGCTTCTCGCCGGCGTTCAGGAACATTTCATAGGCGTTAGCCTTGGTGATGGGCTCGGCGGAGTAGTTGCCGCGCTGGGAAGCGTAGGCGGCCAGAGTACGGAACACGTAGGTGTCGAACTCGGGAATCCACACTTCGGAGGTCTGACGGCTCAGAGCCTTGCCTGCATCCATGACCATCATGGACTGGGTCTTGTCGCCCTTGTCGATGATGAAAGTGAAGGCGCGGTCACGCTTGACCTTCAGGGTCTGCACGTTGCGCTGCAGGTCGTTGGGAGTGCCGTAACGGTTGGAACCGGTGCGGGAATAGTCACCCATGGGCACAACGGGGATGGAGAACACCTTGACGGTATCCACACCGCTGAACTCATAGTTGTTGTTCAGAGCCATCATGGCCTGAGACTCACGAGTAAATCTCTCGTCGATCTTGTTGAAATACTTGGAAGCGAGGTTCTTACCTGCCATAGTTAATCAATCCTTTCATTGATACGCCCGCCTCAATAGTGCTCGTCGAAGCCACGGAGGAACGGGTCCTCGGGTTTCGTATCAGTTGCCCCACCGCCGGACACACCCTTGACGGGGGCCTTCGCAGCAGAGGCGGCGTTCTGTTTCAAAATGTTCAGTTCCTTGCGGAGGTTTTCGGCTTCTTCGCGCTGTGCCTTGGACTCGAACTCCAAATAAGCGCGGACGAGGTTCTGACCCTTCGACGCTGCAGCTGCTACCTCAGCAGGAAGTGCCTGACCCCTCAACTCGGGGCGCATATTCCAGAGCTCACGCACCTCTGCGCCAAGATCCCTGGCCGGGAGATCGGGCTTCGTCTCAGGTGCTTTCGTCTGCTCCGGTGCTTCCTGTGCGGGTGCCGTTTCAGCGTTTCTCGACGCCGAACCGTATCTCCGCTCGATGTAGTCATCCGCAATGACCTCGGGAGTACCTGCCTGCATCAGCTTCTCTCTGGTCGCCTCACGCTCGAAGTTCTCCTGCGCCTCAAGCATTTCAAGACCGCTGTTGTAACCGCCAGCCTTTGCCATGCGCTCCAGACGTTCCAGTACAGGAGAAACCTCTGCCAGCTTTCGCTGATAGCGGTCAGTGACCATGGATTTCTGATAAATGTCCGAGAGATCCTTTTCCAGATCGATGTCTGCCTCAATATCCTCATGATCGATACGGGCCTTGACTCGATAGGTTTTCGGAGTACCGCTCGTCGCAGGGACTTCCTCTGTGGTGGGAGGCTCTTCTGTTTCGGCGGGTGTCTCTTCGGTAGGCGTGGAACTTGCTTCGCTTTCCTCCGCAGCTGTGGTAGGCTGTTCGGTATGCGTCGCAGTTTCTGCGGGTTCGTCGGCAAAAGGATCGGGGGTCGTGTCGGCGAAGAAGTCGTCTTCCTCGGCCACGGCATTGGTACTGCCCGCGCCGCCGCTCCAGCTGCTGTCGTTAAAGAAGTCGTCGCCATCTGCCCAGCCGTCCGGCAGCATGGGTTCGTCTTCCTGTTCTACCGCAGTGTCCATAATTTCTTCATTCATAATTTGCAGCTCCTTCATGGTGAGAAAGAATATATTTACAACCGCCGAAGCGGATTGCATCGTCAATCAGGGCATAGGAAAACCCAACCCGGTAGCCGGGTTGGGTTATGTCGTTATTGCGCGTGCTGCAGGTCTACCTGCTGCTTGATAGCGCCTCTTGCGCGGTTGGGGAGCTTGCCATACTCCTCCTGCACGTTCTCGGGCATAGCGGCGATGGCGTTCTTCTGGCTCAGTTTGCCGCCCGCTGTGGGGAGCTGTGCAGCAGCCGCAGCGCCTGCAGCGGCGCCGGCCGCGGCCTGTTCGTTCATAGCCGCCTGCTGCTCTGCCATCAGACCCATCTTCGTCTTGATCTCCTCGATCAGCTCCTGCTTGCGCGGGATCAGCTTGTCGGGGATACGCTCCAGATACTGAACGATCTCCAGCGTGCCGTTGGTGCGCAGGTTGTCCAGAGTCTGAACCATAGCGATCTCGGAGAACTGGGTTGTCGCACCGACATCGGCGCGTACGTTGAGCCACAGATGCTTGAACTGGCTGAAGTCGAACGGCTCAGAGACGCGGCGGGTGACCGTCTTCACGTCCATCTGACCGGTAACTGCATTGACCTTCGGCTGATTGGTTGCCGGGTCGATCACCGGTTCGCTGAAGGTGCGGTCACGTACCACGGGTCGCTTGCCGTAGTAGGTGCCCATCATGTCCAGCAGGATCGCGCCGATGTCCTCGACCCACTCGTACAGACCGGCTCTCACGTTCTCCAGAGGAACTTCCGAGTTGGTCTGCAGCACCATCAGGGCGGAGGTGTTGTCGGGTCTCACGTTACCCATGGCTACGTCAGTGGCGCCCAAGCATTCCTTGGTCAGGTTCACCGCACGGTCAATGGCAGCAAAGATGTGCTCTGACATGTTCGCCGGCTGCAGGTTATACGCCACCTGACTGATGGACTGTCCCGGTTGAATGCCGCGAACGCCGATAGCCTGTCCGATTTCATTACTCCATTGACTGATCAGGTCTGCGTTGTACACGGTCTTGGGGAAGCCCAGCAGCTGCAGGTGACGCATCACCATGGCCATCATGGTGTTAATGAAGATCTGGTTCGGGATGATGCCAGTGACCAAAGACCGGCCGTGGTACTGGTTCTTCTGACGCTCCCAGTTGCCCCACGCGATGGGATATCGGTTCAGTCCGGTGTCGATGTCCTCGTAGATGACGCAGGACTTGGTGGCCTTCGTGACGTGCACCGTGGTGACCTTGTGTCGTACCTTCTTGGTCTTGTACACCGGCGTGCCGTCCATCTTGATGATCGGCTTACCGTCCTTGTCCTTCTCGGGGATCGGCCGACCATGTGCATCGAGGACAGGCTCCATAACAGGATCGCCGGTCTTTGGGTCGGTCAGGTCTTCTTCCTTGGTGCGCTTTTCGTACATGTAGACGTAAAGACACTTACCCGACGCCGTATCGGTGTTGCGCAGCTCCGTGCGGCCACCCACACCGGCCTGCTCGGCGAACTCGCTGTCAGGCTGGATCATGTCTTCCGACCATGCAGCGTCCTTCTTGTTGTGGTCACGGAACTCGGCTCTCAGGTTCTCCACCGTGTCGCGGCCCACGATCAGGATGTAGGGCTGACGCTCGACCACGCTCAGGTTCGGATTGCCGAACATCACGTTGATGCCGTCCACCATCTCCATCTCGATCTCGCCGCGGTAGTTGCCGAACGCGCCGCCGTAGGGAAGTGCGTCGGGGTTCCAATAAAAATGAGCACAGTAGTCACCTGTCTGCGCTCCGTCAAACAGTGCCTCTCGTGCTCTGTAATCGATCTTTACTTTCTCCAGAATGTTCTGCACCTCTGCCGTCGCAAAGGCCGCAGCGTTGCTCTGGGGGTCTTTCAGGTTCTCGCCGTCATAGTATGTCAGCGGCTCGAACTGAATGGTGATGCCGTTGGATGTGAGCGACGCGACAAACAGTGACGCCACTCGCTTGATGATGTTGAACACCGGCTTCGGCAGTCGGCTCATCGCAGGTGTCATGGGCAGGTGTATCCACTGATTGCCGGCGAAGAACTCTACGTTCGTGTTCACCAGATTGTACTGGTTCGGCGTCAGCGAGTTGTTATAAGACCGGCCAGCTTCGTATCGCAGCCACGCCAGTGTCTTCTTATCGGTGTGCTCGTTCAATCGAAGCCGCCTCCTTTACTGCCTGCCAGATCTACCGGCGAGACCTGACCGTAAGCTACCTCAGCGCTGTAGCCCATCTGCATCTGAAAAGCGTTGTGGTCTTCGATCAGCCGCTGTCGCTCCAGTTCGCCGGGTGTTTTCGCTTTCGGCCGCTTCCGCTCTGCGAAGGTGTAGCCGATGTACGCGCCGCTGCAGATCAGTGCCAGTGTCAGGACAACGCCCAGCGCGCCGTACAGTATGTATTCCATGATTTTCACCTCATTTATCGCTTATCAGTACAGCCCGCCGCCGTACACGTTGTAGCAGCGCTCGCCGTCAAGGAACGCCTCCTCCTCGCTGCGGGCCATCTCCTCCTCGGGAGTGAGCGGATGGGCTGCGTGCAGCGGATCGCCGGAGGAATAGAGCATGTAGCTCAGGGCCTGCGTGCTGGAGTCCACCATGTCATCGTGCTTACCGGCAGGGAACAGGGAGAACTGATCGAGGTACTCCTCTTTCCACGGCGCCCGTTCCGGGATGAACACGTGTCCCGACTCGATGACGCCTGAAACGGCGTTGACTCGCGCCTCTTTACCGCCTCTCGGGTTCACGCCGACGACGCCGGGCATCTCTTTTCGCAGGGTCGCTATGATCGCCGAGCCGTTTGCCTTGTCTTCCACCAGTACGGTGAAGGCTTCCGGGTACAGCGCTTTGATGGTGCGCAGCTCGGTGAGGGTCTGCGGGAAGTCCAGTTTCTTGTTGGACACGTGCCGCAGGTAATAGTTCGCGCCGAGCTTCGACCAGACCGTGATCGCCACGAAGTCGTTGGTCGCACCGCCCTTAAACGCAGCGTCAACACTGATCGTAGTGACGCCCCATTCGGTGATATCCTCGGGTTTGTACGTCATGAACCAGTCACGCTTCACGATATTACCGCCCAAGATCAACGGAGAGCACATGAACATTGCCGCCCATGCCGCGCTGCCGCCGTCAGGGTCGTTCATATACGCCTGTTTGAACTCCTCCAGCCACGCCTTATCCTTGCCCAGTTCGGGGCACAGAGCGTCGCCCGGCGAGCGACCGAGGGGATCGTCCTCACCGGCTTCCACGGGCAGGCGGATCGAGGTGACGTTGGTCTCCCTTTCGGCTATCCGAGAAGCGAGATCGTCGAAGTGCCAGTTCGTCATGATGATAATGACCTTCGCGCCGGCCGACAGTCGGGTCTTCACCGAGCCGAGCCATGCGCCCCACACCTGCTCGCGGAACGTGGGGGAGTAGGCCTCTGTTTTATCCTTAATCGGGTCGTCGATGATGATGAGATCACCGGGGTTGCCCGTAATACCGGATCGCAGACCGCGGGAAATGATGCGCCCCTTGCCGTTGGAGAGCTCAAATTCTGTGGCGCGGTCGATGTTGCCTACCTCAATGCCGAAGATGTTCTGCCCCTTCGCCTTGACTTTTTCCTTGTTTCGGCGGAGGAACCGTTCCGCAAACTCCTCATTGTAGGCGGCGAGGATGACTCGCTTTTCGGGGTTGCGGCCGAGGTACCATGACGGGAACGACTCGGTCAGCGTGATGGACTTGCCGTGCTGGGGCGGGGTGTTGACGATCAAAATGTCGAATGAGTGGCCCGTGTCGGCCTCGACGAAGTCCTGTACCGTCTTGGCTAGGTATTCACTGAATCGCGTGCGCTTCCACGTGGGGCCCTGTACGTACGCCAGATATTCGGGGAATGAGCGGCGACACAGTTCGCGGCGGGCGAACTCGGCCACGATAAGGTCTTTTGCGGTTGGTTTGGTCGTATCGGCCATGCGGCGTGTCGCCTCCTGTGGATAAGTTGTGTATAACATTTTTACCCCCCAAAAATTTTCGCGAGGCCCAATTCGTATGGGGGGTATAGGGACGGCGCGCGGGGGCATGGGGGTGGCCCCCCTCTATACCAATACCATGGTGGGTGTCGGATACCATACCATGGGGTGGGTGGTCTCGCAGCGCGGCGCGCCGGGGATATGGCCAGCCGCCGGGCAGGTGGCACACGCAGCGCAGCCGGCGCGCCGCGCCGCCGGTGATGATGGAACACCATCATATAATCTTAGATGATTATTCGAATTGACCATAGCAAAACCCCGCAGCCCTTGCAGCGCAACGGTTACGGGGTCTTCACTGTTTAATTGTATGTAGGATTTACAACACCTTTACAACATTATGTGTTGTCGTCGTGCCGCTTCAGCAGTTCATTCAGCTGTTCGGTGCTGAGCTCGGACAGGTTCAGGGACTCGATGGGCTTGCCGTCGATGCCGCCGAGTGCGACCTGCTGAGCGGGTGCCTGGCCGCTGGTGTCGCGGACAAATCGTGCCGCCTCAATATCACCGGCCTGCGACTTTCGCAGCGCAGCCAGCAGCACAGCGCCTTGCTGGTCTGCCTCAAGGCCAAGGGTCTGCAGCGCTGCTTCGGTCTCGGGATCGTCGAGCAGCTTCGCTTCGAGCAAGATCCGCGCCGCCTCTCTCATGTTGCGGGCTTTGCGGCGCGCCTTCTGGGACGCGATGCCGCCGGCCGACTGGATCGCTTTCTTCTTTTCTTCGGGCATGTCTGCGAACGACACAAGGTTCTGTTCGTTTGCCATTGGTTCTCGCCTCCTCTCTCGCTGACGTTTCGCTCTCCTCGCATCTATCGATGATACCAATATAGCACACCTTCAGGTGACATTCTATGACATGTTTGCATAAGGAAAGCCGAGCAACCGTTTAAGGCTGCTCGGCTTTGTCGCGTTCTATGCGCTGTCGGATTGCATCAAGGACGTAGGCTTGCAGGCTCTGACCGGCTGCGGCTGCGGCCTCTCGGATGAGCTTTCCCTCCTCGGCGTAGGGCTGTATTTTGATTTGGTCTAACTTCTTGATGTGCTCTGCATTGCATCTTTTCTTTGCTTCACTCGGCATCGGGACACCTCCTCTACGATAGTATACCACATGACAGTACATAGCACTATGCACGAAATAGACAAATACATGGTGCTATGTTTGTGCATTATTCCATCTTGCATGGTGCTATGTATGCATGGTACTATGTAGCCACAAACACAAACCAACCACGACACACACCGAACAGGAGGTACACACCATGACTAAATATGAACGCATCGCCGAAGAACTCAACGCCCGCAAGGACCGCAGCGCATGGGACCGCGGCGTTACCGCTTATGCCCTGGAGCTGACCGAACAGCTGGAAGAGTCCGCCGCATACCACGGCAGAGACCCCGAGAACATGAAAGAGATCCGCGAGTGGATGCTGAACGGCGCCCGCGATTGGGAGCAGTACAGCTGGGGCGGCTCCTCTCTCATCTATGACGGCGACATCGCTGAAAGACTCTGCACCCCTTCCGAACTCAAGAAAACCCGAAACGGCGAACGCCGACCCAACAGCCGAGAGGAATGGCTCGACACCCAAGCCCGTGCACTGTTCCAGGCAAGCAACCGAGTTGCCCGCGCCTTTAGGGCAATCGCTTGGTGAGAGGAGGTACCAACCATGGAAAAGAAACTCACCGCTTCCGAACTCTACGCCGCAGCAGTTGAACAGCTGCCGCCGGAACACATCGACCACCACAGCTACGGCTCGGACCTGTATCTGAAAGTCACGCCCACATCCAAGAAACTGAGTGCATCCTTTGAGGGCGGGCGCTATGTCCAGATCTTCCGTGACCAGATTGACGGTGAACTCTGGTTTGATATCCCCTTCGCATATATCCCTTTTTGGGAGAACTTGCCCAGATAACCCCTCACGGCTTCCTGTGGGATCTGAGCCTATCAGGTCCCAACCCATGAAAACTTAATATCAGGAGGTACACACTATGGTATACACCGACAAAACCGTAGAGCTCACCGGCAAGCAGTGCTCGGTTGTTGCTACTTGTATTAAGAATGAGCTGTACGACCTTGAGAAAGAAATCAAGAGACTGAGCGAAAAGCGAACCGAAGCTCAGCTGGCCGGGAAGGACGGCGCAGACGAAATCCTGTCCGAACAGATCCGAGCTTATGAGCGCACCTGCGAAACACTGCGGGCCGCGATGAAAAAACTAATCTGGTAAAGGCTTCTAGCGGAGTTGGGCCTATCAGCCCCGCCCCATGAAAACTTAATATCAGGAGGTAATCACAATGGCAAGAATTACTGACGAACGCATCCTGCTGGACCGGGTGATTAAGATGCTGCCCAAGGGCATCCCGGCCGAAGCAATCCACGGCGTAGAGTGCGACCCCTACGACGGCACCGATGGTGGTGGATCTTACTGGGTGTATCTGGCTGATGGATACTGGAACCCGACAATGGGGTGCCACACGATCCACGAAGACACGCTCGCAGAGCTCCGGCCGTACATCAAAGAGATCGAGGTCTGGCCGGACGATCCGGCGCTAACCGACCCGCGGCAGGGCTACGGCCCGGCGTAAGGCTTCCTGTGGGATCTGAGCCTATCAGGTCCCAACCCATTCAAAATTTTAAATCACTCGGGAGGTAATACACATGAAACGATCCTACTCTGTGCCCGGTCTGTGCACCGCTGCCCGGAAGCAATTCTGCTACGATATCCAAGACGGCTGCCTGTATCTTGCCGACAAGCATGGCACCTTCGGTCTGAAGACTGACGACCTGTCCCTGCTGGAAGAACTGCAAAAGCGCCCCGCCGTTACACTGGAACTGAGATCCCCGGCGCGTGCGCTGCAGGCCATCCTCGACAACAAGGACGTTGACACCGCGAGAGATACCGGCATCTTCATTCCCAAGAATAAATCCCTGTGCCGCGTTCTCCGTGTGCCGGGAAAGAACGACGACCACATTGTGCTAGTCAACGACGCGCTGCTGGCCCCGTTCAATCCTGTGACCGTCTTAGGCTCCGGCCGAAAGAACCCCGTCATTCTGATCTGCCACGACTGCCTCGCGGTTGTGATGCCGGTCAACGATACACGGGAGAAACTCACCGCGCAGCTGCTGGCGCTCGATGAAACACTGAACGGATGACAGGAGGTAACCCAACCATGCACGACATCGCTCTCACCCTTTACTATCTCGCCCCATGGTGGGTGCCCACCGTCTTGGCGCTGCTCGCCGTAACATGGATCTTCGAAAACCTATAACGCAACAACACCCGATACGCCTTTCCGGTGTATCGGGTGTTTCTCTTTATCGCTTGAACTCCTGCAGCAGCGCATCGACGGCTTCCTTGGTCTGCACAACTTCCACTCGTTGCCCCAACCTCCTCAGCTTCCGATGTTGCATCTGCTGCAGCTTCCGCGCTTCCTCTTCGGTGCCGTTCTTCAGCTCCACCCAAATCAGCACACCGCCGGGAAGCATTACAATTCGGTCAGGCATACCGTTTGATAGGTCAGGTATGAACTTCTCGCACCGGCCTCCCAACCGTTCCACCTGCCTACCGAGATAGCTCTCCACATCCCGCTCCAACTGCATCAGCGTACCACCTCCCTACCGTACCGCGTGTGACACGTGACAGAATGAGACACGATTTTCTATAAGTACTACAACATTAAACCTATGTTTATTTTACCCTCAAACCATACCCTTAATTTTTTTTACCTTGTAACCCTTATTTTTCTGTCACATCAGTCACAGAAGGGTAAAAACCTAGTAATACCAATGGTTTGCGGGTGTGACAGAGGTGTGACTGAGCGCAAAATCTCTGTCACACTCAGTCACACTTTTCGCCTTTTCGATGCAAACACCCTTCAACTGCTTCTGAAAGTCTTGCAAAATCTCTGTCACATCAGTCACACTGTCACACCTCGCGCTGATAGACGCGCTGTTGACCATAGCCCGGCAGGCGCACTCTGCGGCCCGTGTTCACCCATCCCGGCATGGTGTTCATGATGTTTGCGATACGGCGAGACAGCACATCAGACCCACCGCTCTTCGCCTTATCCTCTCCGCACATCTCGCATCTGATCTCGGATACGCTCACCATGTCACGCCGCTTGTTACACGGTCCGAGTTCCAATGTACTATGCCCTTGGATGAACGATACGCGCTCTTCGGGAGATAGGTCATCCCATGTGTCGGGCAGTCTCTTCTCCAAGTATTCTGCAATCTGTCCTACCATCTCATCCTGCACGGCGAACCTGTCTTGCATCTGAACCGCTGTCTCATATACTGCGGCGTCGTTCAACCACAAAGGCTCTCCGGCTCTCCACCGATGCACCGCCTCAGCCCACAGCTGGTCAACCTCAGTCTCCAGCCCGATGAGCGCGCCGCCGGCATCCAGTACGTCGCTGATATTCAGACCAACCTGAACAGGCCAGAAGCGGCGGGCGCCGGTACGGTCTTTCAGGAACTCCAGCTCATTCGTGGTACCGAAGAACACGCACATCCGCTTGTACGTCCGGGTGAACTCTCCGTATGCCGGCCGATAGCTGTCCTCCGTTTTGGAGACGAAGTTCTTTACCGTTTCGATCTCGGCACGCTTCATGGAGGCCAGCTCTCCGAACTCCACCAACCATGCACCGCGCAGCTGTTCGTATGCGCTCTTGCCCTTGAGATCCGTGATCGAGTCGCTGAACCGACCACGGCTCATGATCTGCACCAGCGTACTTTTACCGACACCCTGATCACCGACCAGCACCAGCATGTTATCGAACTTCCGACCCGGCTGCATGGCGCGAGCAACGGCAGCAGTGAACCATTTCCGCGTGACCGCCCTCACATACTCACAATCCTCGGCGCGTAGATACCTAATCAACAAACTATCCAGTCTCTCGGTGCCGTCCCATGTCAGCCCCCGAAGATAGTCCTGCAGCGGATTGAATTTGTTCT